GATGGATTCAGTGGAGTCAAAGGAGTTGGTCCTGTTGCAGCTGAGAGATGGTTGAATGATAACGGATACACTTGGGAATCTGTTGTTGCTTTGTATGAGAAGAAGGGACAGACAGAACAGGATGCTTTAACAAATGCTTGGATGGCAAGACTACTAAGAAAAGAACAATACAATAAAAAACAAAAACAAATAACAAAATTATGGACACCGAAGAACTACCAAACCACGGACAAAAGGAGAATTACATCACAGGTGCACAGCGTGACAGGGCTACTGGACGAGGACGATTCAGCCTTATTCCTCCAATCGCCCTTCGATCCCTTGCCAAACGATTTGAAGACGGAGGAAGACTCTACGGAGACAACAACTGGCACAACGGATTCCCATTAAGTAGATTAATAGATAGTATGAATAGACATCTGTTAGCGTTGAATGAAGGAGATGACAAGGAAGATCACGCAGGTGCTATACTGTGGAATGCCAGTGCTTTCCTGTGGACCGAAGATCAAATTAATAAAGGTAACTTACCACAAGAACTAGATGACAGGAGTTACATAAACAAATGATCGCACCAATAAAAGATGACGAACCTTTAAAAGCTGATGGATTTGATGAAGCTATTATAGGTGTGGATTATAAACAAGGTAAGTTTGTGTACGCTATAGAACTTATGTTAGAGAAGATGATGCAAGAACCTAGTAACATGACAATGGAAGAAGCGATAGAATACTTTGACTTCAACATAGGATGTGCTTATGTAGGAGAGATGACACCAATATACATATGGACTAATACAGATGATGATGAATAACGAAGAAGAACTACTACCAGCTATAAGTGAAACTTTAGTTAAAAGATTAGAGAAACTATTTCCTGATAAATGTCCTGACTTGACGAACACAGAAAAAGATGTTTGGTTTAAAAGTGGACAAGTGTCTGTAATTAGATTTCTAAGACAAACTTATAACGAACAGCTTCAACAAAACATCTTAACAAAAGACTAACTATGTGTATGTCAACACCAGATATTCCTCCTCCTCCACCACCTCCAGCACCACCGCCACCACCACCTCCTGTTGCTGAAGCACCTAAGACTGTTAGACAAACACAGCCTAAGAAGAGAAGAAGAGGAGCACAAGCTCAGTTAGCACGAACTGCTAGACCTACACTAGGTGGTACTTCAGGCGGTACTGGTGTTAATATGTCTTAACAAATTTTTATTAACTAATAACTATATATTATCATGCTTCGCACACTCTCAAAAAAGACTTTGCTATCATCTGTCACAACGACAGGGGCTGGCAGTTCATTCTCAGTAGAGCGTTCTAAGGGTTGGACCTTTGTAATCGCTTCTTCATCAGTAACTTCAGGAGGTACGGTAGACATAGAAGCCTACATCGGTGGTGCTTGGTATGTTGTTCACTCTGAAGTAGTAACAGCAGATGGAGCAGTAATGGTCAGAGATGATCACGGACACTACGAAAAGATAAGAGCTAATCTATCTGCTAGAACAGATGGTACTTACAGTGTATTCGCTACAGGTACTACAGACTCTCTTTAATTAGATGTCTTTGATTTATCCATATGCTACTCAGGAGAAACCGAATGGCATTGTCATTGCTCCTAGTAACTTCATCCGTCCTGAGTTTGGGGAAACCTATGCTTTTGATGAACGAGATGAAATGTTACTTACTGAGTTACTACAAGCGTTATTGACTGAGGATAATGACCGCATCACAATAGACAACGAAATAGATAATTAAATAAAATGGCTAACAAGAAGATAACGGAACTTTCAAACCTGGCTACTCCTAATGGTGCTGATGTATTGGCTATTGTGGATGACATTGCAGGTACAGCTACCACTAAAAAGGTAACAGCAACTAACCTCATGACCCTTGCACCTGTTCAATCAGTAGCAGGAAGGACAGGTACAGTAACACTTAGCCACACAGACATTAGTGGATTAGGTACGGCAGCTACTCAGGATGTAGGTACAAGTGCTAATAATGTAGTACAGCTAAACGGATCAGGTGATTTACCTGCTGTTGACGGTAGTAATTTAACAGGTATTACAGCATCAGTCAGTGCAGGTGAATTAACAGATGGTAACTTTGACGGAACTGCAATCTTAGGCTTTGACGCAAGTATAAACGATCAGACAGGAACGGCATACACTTTATTAGCTAGTGATAATGGTAAGGTAGTAGTCCTTAATAACGGATCAGCAGTTACAGTAACAGTTCCAAGCGGATTAGGTGCTGGATTTAATTGTTCGTTCGTTCAGAAAGGTGCAGGTCAAGTTAGCTTTAGTGCTTCAGGTACTACCATTAACAACAGACAATCACACACCAAGATTAATGCTCAATTCGGAGTAGCTAGTATTGTAGCTTATGCTGACAATGTATTTGTTTTAGCTGGAGACACAGCTTCCTAAGTATGTTCGTTCTTCCGACATTCAGTCTTGGGGTAGTAGGTAGTCCTTCAAGAGTAGGGTTTGACGACTCTCTAACATTCCCCACCATCCAAGTATTTGATAACGAAGCAGACTTCATTTCCTATACGGATGCACCTAACTACACCATTGTCCACGCTAAAGACACCGATAAGTTGTATGTGTGGGACGGTAATTATTGGTACATTTATAACAACAATTAAGATTTAACATGAGTACATTAACAAGTTACGCATCACAATCCGCTAGAGATTCAGCAGCACCAGCAGCAAGCAACACAGGTCTTTGTATATTTAGATCAGATACTAAAGCTATCGAAGTATCAGATGGTAGTGACTATCTTACCTACTTCAATGACGGAGTTTCTGTAGGTGTAGGCACAAACACTTTAACCTTTGATGGTAGTACAGATGTAGCTACTATTCCTGATGACCTATCATTACAAGTTACTGGTGATATGTCTATATGTGCTTGGTTTCAACTAGATGTCACTTCAGGTTTTAGAGGTCTGGTAGGCAAACGAGATGCTGGTGGAACTAACTATGTTATGTACACAAACGGAAACAAAATGGTAAGTTTTGACGGATCAGTTTTAAGAACTGACACTACTACTTTAAGTACAGGAACATGGTATCACGGAGTTATAGTTTTTAATTCAGGAACTTCTACTTTGTTTTATATAAACGGAAATTTAAGCAGCACTCAGGGAGCTTCAACAATAACAACAAACGATGCTCCATTAACCTTTGGGAATGATGGTGTTGGTAGTAGATTAGACGGAAGATTAGATGATGTAGCTATTTATGATAAAGCGTTATCAAATAATGAGATAAGTAGTATTTTAGGAGGTGTGTTTCCAACAAGTAATTTAATCGGGCTGTGGACTTTTGAGGGAGACACAGGAACGACTATTACTGACAAATCTGGTAACGGTAACAATGGTACGCTTTCATCTAGTAGTATGTTAGACACAACAGGGCAAAGAACATGATAAGCTATGTAATTATAAATCAGTCTGAAGTATCTAGTTTAGATTTTGATACAGTTTTAAATACCAACTCTGAGTTGTTGAGATATTCTTTGGATGGTTCTCAGGCGATAGTTAAATATGAAGGTACGCAACCCTTCGACCTATTAGGTAAAACAGAATATACTGAAGAAAGTATAAAAGATGTTGTAAGTGGTCTTGAGTGGTACGACCTTGACGCTGTAATTTAAAACTTATGCAAGAAACAGCACAAGGGCTATACCACTCCTTAGAGAATCAAAGGTGGTCTTTCTTAGATCGAGGTCGTACCTCATCTGAGTTAACGATACCTTACATAATGCCACCTGATGGTCATAGTCACGCTACTAAGTACTACACACCATATCAAGGAGTAGGAGCTAGAGGAGTTAACAACTTAGCGTCTAAATTACTGTTAGCACTGTTACCACCTAACGCTCCATTCTTTCGTCTTGTTATTGACAGGTATGAATTAGATAAAGCAAAGCAGGAGTTAGGACCAGAGGGAGGAGAGCAGTTACGATCTGACTTAGAGAAAGCACTAGCAGATGTAGAACGAAGTGTATCTCAAGAAGTAGAAGTAGAAGCATTTCGAGTAGGAGTGTTTGAAGCGTTAAAGAATTTATTAGTGACAGGAAATACTTTGTTATACTTACCTGATGAAGGTGGGATGAGAGTATTCAGACTTGATAGGTACTGTGTAAAGAGAGACCCGATGGGTAATGTAACACACATAGCTATCAAAGAAACTGTTGCTCCAATGATGTTACCTGAGTCTGTAAGAGAGGAAGTATATCGTCAAGAGAAAGAGAATAGCTGTGACTTGTACACCTCTGTAGTTAGAGAAGGTAATGAATTTGTAGTACAACAAGATGTAAAAGGAATTGTTATTGAAGAGTCAAAGGGTAGGTATCCTATCGAGAAGACTCCGTTCCTACCTCTTCGTTATACAAGGATAGATGGTGAAGACTACGGTCGTGGATTTGTAGAGGAGTACATTGGTGATCTTAAATCTTTAGAGTCGTTAACAAAAGCGATAGTCGAAGGTAGTGCAGCAGCAGCTAAGGTATTGTTCATGGTTAATCCTAACGGTACAACCAGGGCTAAGACTTTATCTGAATCTCCTAACGGTGCAATTGTACAAGGTAGTGATGGAGATGTATCTGTCTTACAACTTAACAAGTTCAATGACTTCCGTACTGCACAAGGAGTAATGAATGGGATTAGTGATAGACTATCTCAAGCTTTCCTACTTAACAGTGGTGTAGTCAGAGATGCAGAACGAGTAACAGCAGAGGAGATAAGAATGTTATCTCAAGAGTTGGAAGCTGCACTTGGTGGTTTGTATTCTTTATTGTCACAAGAGTTTCAAATGCCTGTCGTTACTAGGTTAATGGCAAGGATGAGTAAAGAAGGAAGACTTCCTAAGTTACCTAAAGACATTGTTAAACCTACTATTGTTACTGGTGTTGAAGCACTAGGACGAGGCAATGATTTACAAAAACTCGATCTATTTCTTGCAGGAGCTAATCAAATCGTTGGTCCACAAGCAGTTGCACAATATGTTAATGTATCTGACTACTTCAAAAGAAGAGCCACAGCGTTAGGTATCGAGACTGAAGGACTGATTAAATCAGAAGAAGAAATTCAACAAGCTATGCAGCAAGCCCAACAACAAGAGATGATGATGAAGTTGGGTGGACCTGCTGTAGCACCTGCTATCAATGCTGCACAAGAGCAGTACATGGCTAGTCAACAACAACCACAAGAAGAGTAACAGAGAGATATGGCTGAATTACACCGAGTAGAGATAAATGAGAGAGCACCACAGGAGATTGACCCAGAGTCAGAAGAAGCTGTTGATGCAGTATCTGAAGAACAAACACAAGAAACGCAAGAGGATAGACCTGAGTGGTTACCTGAGAAATTCAAGAGTCCTGAAGACATGGCTAATGCCTATAGTGAACTTGAAAAGAAGATGGGAGCAGGGGCTAACGAACAAGAACAAGAAGAAGGAGAGCAAAGCGATGAACAACAAGAGGACACCGATACAGAAGATACGAATACTAATACTGTTATTGCTGAAGCTAGTAAAGAGTTCTTTGAGAATGACGGTGTTATATCTGAAGAGACCTATAAGAATCTTGCTGAGGTTGGGTTACCGAAGGAGTTAGTAGATAGCTACGCTGCTGGTCAACAAGCACTACAACAAAGTGAAGAAGGTAGTATCAAAGCTGTTACTGAAGGTAATTGGGATCAAATGGCTGAGTGGGCTGCTAATAATCTATCTCCTGAAGAAGTAAATACTTTTGATGACATCGTACAGAACGGTAGTGTTGAACAAGCTAAACTTGCTACCAAAGGATTATACGCACAATTTAAAGCAGAGAACGGAGTTACTCCTAAGTTGGTACAAGGTGCTGTAAATGGTTCATCTACAATGCCTTTTAAATCTAATCAAGAACTTGCTCGTGCAATGTCTGATCCTCGATACAAGAGTGGTGACAAAAGTTATCACGAAGAGATTGACAGACGCATCGCAGTTAGTCACAATTACCTGTAGTTTTATTTGGTAGGTTCATATATATGAAGCCTTGGACTCCATCTTTTTTCTTGCCAGTGTTGGTTCTGGTTCTTTTAGGTGGATGTTCCAAGGCTTCTTTTTATCCGTTAGCAGGAAGTGTGGGAGGAGCAACAGTGGGTGCTTTAGGTGGTCCTGGTCCTGCTGCTGGTGGTGCTGCCCTTGGATGGGGGATAGGAGAGGGAGCTAAATTGATGGAAGAGAATAAAGGATTAGCTAACAAAGTAAAAGCAATCACTGAAGGAGATGTACAAAAACTTGTACAACAACAACTCAATGAAGAGATGGATAATGGATTCTTTGATTCTATGTTAGATGAGATATATGGGTTCTTGAAACTATGTCTTATCGGTGTTATCCTTTGGAATGTAGTACCGTTAATCTACACTCGCTATGTTCACAATAAAGCACAAAACAAATGAATAAACTCATAAAAATTTATAACTCACTTACAAAGAAGGAAAAAGCTATTGTCTTGACTGTTCTTTGCTTAGGTGGAATTATACTACTTAATTTACTTTAAATGACAATTAGTAAGGCTAATGTCAAGACCCACTGCGGTGGACAATCTCGATCAAAGGTTCAAACGAAAGTCACAACAAATACATACACAATTATAAACTTAAAATAGGAGATCATATATTATGGCAGGAGAAGGTATAACAGACCCCAGTCGTGTAGGTCAGATTAATTCTGTTGGTGGCTCAGATGCTGCTGACAATGCGTTGTTTCTTAAAAAGTTCAGTGGAGAAATTCTACAGACCTTTGAGGAGTCCAATGTTTTCAAACCCTTACACACTATTCGTACAATTGAGAACGGTAAATCCGCTCAGTTCCCAGTAACAGGTATTGCAACAGCTAATTACCACACACCAGGCGAGAACATCGCTGAAGAAGGTGGTTCTAGTAGCACATACCTCAGCGACATTAAGAAAGCTGAACAGACAATAACTATCGATAAGATGCTTGTTGCTTCTACTTTCTTAGCTAACATTGATGATGTAAAGAATCACTACGACATTCGTTCAGTTTACGCTAACGAGTTAGGTAAAGCTCTTGCACTTCGATTTGACACTGCTATCTCTAAGACATTCATTGCTGCTGCTCGTAGCTCTGCTGTTATCACAGGTGGTAAGACAGGTGGACAACTTGATGTTGCTAACAATGACTTCAGTGCAGGTGATGTTGCTGGTACTCCAGCTGCTGTTACAGGTGCAGAGTTAATTACTGCTTTGTTCACAGCTGCTCAAAAGCTTGACGAGAACGATATTCCTGGTGATGGACGCTTTGCAGTTCTTCGTCCTAGTGAATACTACAAACTTATTACAGGAGGTAGCGGTGCAGTTGCTATCAATACTTCTGCTGCTAATAAAGATGTAGGAGGTTCAGGATCACTTGCTTCTGGTAGCATTGCACAAGTAGCTGGTATCCAAATCTATAAGTCAACTCACATTCCATCAACTGATTTATCAGCTGTTACTACTGGAGACGGTGCTGCAAGCAATGATGTTTTCGGTGCAGGTGGAGCAGGATACAACGGTGACTTCCGCAATAGCTTGGGTATCGTAGGACACTCAGCTGCTGTTGGAACAGTTAAGTTACTTGATCTTGCTACTGAGTCTGAATATCAGATTGAGCGTCAAGGTACATTGTTCGTTGCTAAGTATGCTATGGGACACGGAATCCTCCGTCCTGAGTGTGCTATCGAACTTGTTTCCTAACTTAGGATTCTCTCTTCGGTGTTGGGGAGGTTTGGATTCGTTCCACTCCCCTTCACTGATATTTTTATTTATTAAGCTATGGCACTGACAACGAAACTAGAAGCGGTAAACATTATGATCTCTGTAATAGGAGAGTCACCTGTTAATACTTTAAGTGGAACAAGTGTTCCTGTAACCGTTACACAAGCAGTCCATGCGTTAGAAGAAACTAGTAAAGCTATTCAATCAGAAGGATGGCATTACAATACAGAGTATGATTATCCATTAGTACCAGATTCTAGTACTAGTAAGATTACTCTTCCGATTAACACTTTAAAGGTAGACTTAGACCCTGAGATATACACAGACTCTGATCCTGTACAAAGAGGTACTACACTGTACGACAGGAAGAACCACAGAGATACTTGGACTAAGGACTTAAAAGCTATTATTACTTTTGAGTTGGATTTTGAAGAACTACCTGAACAATTTAGACATTACATAGCTGTTAAATCAGCTAGAATCTTTGCTGCTAGGTTCTTAGGCAGTCGTGAGATAGAAGGATTTGCTTTGAGGGATGAGATAGAAGCAAAAGCTAGAGCTATTGAAAGCGACTCTGAGAATGCAGACAGAACTATCTTTGATAACTACAGCGTACTAAGAGTACTTGACAGGTAAAGATGCCACTGCTTAACACCAGTATTCCTAACCTTGCCCAAGGTGTATCACAACAACCTGACAATTTAAGATACCCTGGACAGTGTGATGAGCAGATAAATGCTTGGTCAACTGTAGTAGAGGGACTTGTTAAGAGACCTAACAGTAGGTTCTTAAATCAAGTTAACGCACAGCTAGGTACTAATCTTACAGCTGAGATATTTACTCACTATGTTGATAGAGATAATGACAATAGATATGTTATTACTTACGACAGAGGTAACGGATTAAAAGCTTTTGATTTAGAAGACGGTGGACCAATGACTATTAATGTAGAGGACGCTACTGCTCAAGCTTATCTATCTGTATCGTCAGGTGACTTTAATCCTGTCAAAGACCTCAGAGCGTTAACCATTGCAGACTCTACCTTTCTAGTTAATAAAAAGAAGACGGTAGCTAAAATTACAGATTCAGAGTTAAAAACTCAACCTTTAGAGAAAGAAGCTTTAATATTTGTTAAGTTAGGAGATTACGAGAAAGCTTACAGTATTTACTTAGACGATCAGTTAGTTCCTTTGGCAACAGCTTTACAAGGCGGTACCCTTGACGACCACCATGATTATACTAACACATCTCACGGTAACGCAGGAGTACCTCCTGCTACTTATATTAGTGGACCAGCAGATAAAGAACCTAAAGGAGCACACGCTGACACAGAATTTATAGCTAAAGATTTAAAATCTTCTTTAGATGATTTCATAGCTAGTGCAGGTACTGTAGAAGTATTTACTTTAACAGGAGGTTCAGGGCTGGGAGGTAGTACAAGTTCTGGTAGATACTACACAACATATTTTACTTTTTCAGTCGATCAATTCAACAGTGGAACTAAGATAGGTGCAGGTGCTGGAGGGAGTTTAACTGTTGTCAACGGTGCTGTAACGGCTTCTGTTTTGTATCACAAAGGAACAGGTTATGACAATACAGTTTCTACTGCTGCGTATGATCCTAGTACAGGTAGTGGGATGTTAGTTACCGTCAGAAGGGTGCATACCTCAAAAGCTCGAAACTCTAATCAAAAAACAACTGTTACTGTAGATAATTTTAATTACCTATCAGGTGGTGTTGTTATTCCTACTATATCGTCTGTTACAGTATCAGGTTCTACTACTAAGTTTACAACAGAAAGACAAGCAAGTGTAATAAAAATTTCTGCTGATACAGATTTTAGTGTTAGAGTCACTGATGGATTAGCTGATCAAGCTTTAGGTGTTATTTACAAAGAAGTAGACAGCATCACTGACTTACCTAAATCTTGTTATAATAATTTTAGAGTTAAGGTAGTAGGAGATGTAGATTTAGACCAAGATGATTACTATGTCAGATTCAAGACAAAAGATAACGAAAACTTTGGAGAAGGAAGTTGGATAGAAGAACCAGGTTGGACTCAAGACGATACAGATAAAGGGACTACTATAGGTATTGATAGATTCCTTGACAGAGAAACAATGCCTGTAAGATTAGTCCCTGACCAAACAACAGGTAAGATAACAAGCTTTACTTTAAAAGAAGTTGAATGGTTAGGTAGGAATGCAGGAGATGATTACAGTAATCCATTCCCAACCTTTACAGCTAAAACTATCAATGACATCTTCTTCTTTAAGAACAGGTTAGGATTCTTGACTGATGACTCTGTAGTGTTCTCTGAAGCAGACGAATACTTTAACTTCTTTAGGACTACCACACAATCTCTGTTAGACTCTGCTCCAATAGATGTAGGTGTATCACACACTAAGATTAGTATTCTTAAACACGCACAAGC